TAGAGCCTTGACCTGCTCGTTAAGGTTACTGATCAGATCCTGCTTGCCGATTGCCTCGTCAGGCGTAAAGCCCTCAAAGAGCTTAAAAGAGTTAGTGATCTGCTCCTGCCTCTTGTTGATGGTGTCCCTATAAGTCTGTTTAAGCTCCTTGATGTTCTTATTCATCTCGGAGTTGATCGCCTTAAACTCCTTAACAAAATCCTGCCCGAATTTGGCTACATCCTTCTTCAGGCGGTTCTTTGCGGCAGTCAGCTGAGAGACAGCAGTTTCATAGGATCTCGTGCCCTTCTTCACGCTGTCCACGATCGTTCTCCAGTAATTGATCTCTTCTGTCTCGGACAGCTTGTTAGCCTTTTTAAGCTCCTGCACCCTGCTCTTTGCGGCAGACACATAAGCCTTAGCCAGCTCGGATGCGGACAGCTCAACGTCCGCCTTTTCAGCGTCCACGCCAGCAATAAGACCAAGAGCAAGCTGTTTACCGACCTGATCCCGCATGACTTTAGACGGCGAATGAATCCCAAAAAGTCCCTTAATAAAGCTGACAACGTTGCCAACCCAGCCAGAGATCTTTCCTTTGATCCATTCAAGACTTCCAGAAATACCATCCCAAATTCCACTGACAAGATTAGATCCAACAGTAAGCATGTCAGACACAAAACCGCTGATAGCGTCAAGGATTGCCCGACCGACCTTGCCAGCCGCCTCTCCAGCCTTGCCCAGCAAGCTGAGCACGCCATTGATCAAAGCGTCAATGATCTGCATACCGCCTTTAATGATCGTAGGGAGGTTGTCGCAAAGTACTTGGAAAATTGTCATTATGATCTGTGGAGTCATAGCCGCCAGCTGAGGGATTGCTTCCACAAGCCCATTAATCAAGCTCTCCATGATCAGTACCGCCGATTCCACGATGCTCTGAATGTTATTCTGGAGCACGGTGGTGATCGTTTCGATGATCGTTGGGATGTAGCTCACCAGCTCTGGGATTGCCTGAGTCAGACCGTCCACGAGGCTGACCAACAGCTCCATGCCAGCAGTAACGATCAGTGGCAGATTAGCCAGTGCCGTATCTGCCGCCGTCTCGATGATTGTCGGCATCATTGAGATCAGATCAGGCAATGCATCGTTTAGCCCTTGGATCAGAGCCAACACCACCTGCATGCCCGTGTCCACGAGCGTTGGCAATGAGGACACGAGATTTTGACTGAGTTGCGTGATGAAATCGACCAGAACAGGCAACATCTCAGGGATCAGGTCACTGATCGTCTGGAGTGCGCTCTGGACTGCCTCCATGATCACAGGCATCTGCTCTTGGATCACAGGCACGACAGCACTCACGAGCATAGGCAACGCCTCTTGAATAGCTTGACTCATGCCCTGCACCACGGTGGCAATCCTTGGGATGATCGTGCCCAACATGCCGCCCTTGCCGTCCTCGGTGATCAGCGTGCCGATGAAATTCTTAGCTAACGTCTCAAAATTAGCGTTTTCGTTCGCCATGCCAGTCAACATGTTCTGCCACGCCGCTTTCATCGACCCCGTTGAGCCTTGGATCGTGCCAGCCGCCTCTTTTGCGGTGGTTCCCATGATGCCCATCCTCTGCTGAGTGATATCAATCGCCTCGATCATCTGATAGAATGGGACATCCTTGACGTTTTTGGCAGTGACCTCCATTGAGTCACCCAGCACGCCAGACTCGTTAATGAGACGTGCCATTTCTCCAGCCGTACCACCATAGCCCAGCTTCAAGTTGTCCAACATCGTATAGTTGTCTTTGGCAAAGCCCTGATAAGCGTTCTGGATGCTCGCCATGTCAGTGCCGAAAGTGTTGGCGTTATCGGACATGTTTCGGATTGCCGTATCCGCATACTGAGCCGCCTTTGATGTATCGTCACCTAAGCCTTGGAGCAGTGTGGCACTAAAGTTGGTTACCGTCTCCATGTACTCATTAGCACTCATGCCAGCCGTCTTAAAGGCTACATCCGCATTAGCCATTACCTCATTAGCCAGATCCTCACCAAAGATCTTCTTCACGCCTCCGACCAACTGCTCATAGTTGGCGTATCCATCAAGAGCCTGTTTGCCAGCGTCCACAAGAGCACCGCCCAGCTTTTTAACGCCGTTAATCGCCGCTCCAATCGCACTTGTCGCTAAGTTGGACAGGACACCCTTCATAACCGTAAAGCCGTCTCCAGCCTTTTCCGCCTTTTTCCCAGCGTCCTCTGTCTCATTGCCCAGCTCGTCCATTGCCTTTTCGGTCTGTGAGATAGTCCTCTGAGAGTCATTGATCTCCCGCTTGAGAGCTTGCATTGCGCTCTTGCTCTCGTCCATCTCAGCATTGCTCTGAGCAAGCTCCTGCTCCAGCTTGTCCACTGCCGCCGCTTGCTTTCTATATTCCTCAGACGCTTCCCCGCTCGTTGTCCTGATCCTGTCCAGCTCAAGGACTGCGTTTTTGTATTCTTTCGTCAGAGCGGAGTGCCGTGTCTGCTGAGCCGTGACTGCCGCCGAATAGCCAGCGTAAGCGGATTTTGCTTTTGCCAGTGCTTCCTGCTGTTCCCTCAGTGCCTCCGCCAGCTCCTTTTGCTTTGCGGCGGTTGCCTTTACAGATCCGTCATTAGAGGCGAATTCGCTCGTCTGAGACTTGAGTGCGCTGGACATCTTGGACAGATCCTGAGTGATGCCTTGTATAGCCCTCCTGTACTCGGACTCGCCCGTGAGCTTTACCGCACCGCCGAATCCCGCCATTGGCTCACCTCCTTATAGCCATTCCTCTGCCTCCATGGATTTCTGATAAGCTTCAGCATATGTGACGTTGGCTTTCCAGAGCCTCATCTCGGTGTCCCAATCGTCCTTATAGTGGGCATAAAGCTTGTTAAACATCCATAAAGTCAGCCTTCCAGTCTCCTTGAAGGACAAGTGTAGTTTTGTCCTCCCGATAAAGTAAAACCACGAGAAATCAATGACTGGATCGACCTCGTCATCCTCGTGGATCACTCGTTTTTTTCTTCACTTTTGGTGGACTCGACCACCGTATCATTGAGGGACTTCGTAGCGTTAGCAAGACCAATATCAGAGATCAGTCTGCCAACCTGCTTTCTCGTAAACGGTGCTCGTGGCTCGTCCTCTGTCCCTTCCTCATTAGCAATATCAATGCCCTCGTTAAGCATCTCAGTAAAGCCAAAGATAACAGCCTTAGCGTCTGGCTCACCGTCGGCACCGCTGTCGGTCATTGCCGCCCACTTGTCAACAGAACCGTATTCAGCCTGAATAGTTTCCATGACGTTGAGGTTAAAGACCAGCTTATACGTTTCTCCTTTGTACTGGATCTGCCCATTAATATCTTTCATTTCATTCCCCCCAATATCAAACAAAAAGGGACTGGATATCCAGTCCCCTAAAACAACCTTCGGCTCCTATCAAGCCTTAGCCATGAGTCCCTCAAGATAAGTGATCGCCTCATCCTTGGTATCGAATACCTTGCTCTTAGACCAATCGCCGTTAGCAAGCGTGGCGACCATGCCCTCAAGCTCAGAGGTGGAGAATTCAACGTTCTCACCCTTGGTCTGATCTTCCTGAGACGGCTCGGAGAATTTTACTTTATAGAGGAATTCGACCTTGTACTTGTACACGCCGTTGAGCATCTTGACGATCACTCTGCCCAGTCCTACATACGGTGCGGCATCGGATGCGGATCTCACGATCTCGCCCTCCGCAACGGTGTGACCCAGCAGAGCCGCCATAGTTTCCTGATCCTCATCGTCAATACCGATGGTGACAGTACCACTCTGGAAAGACGTGTCGGATTCCGCCAGAACATCGTCCGCATACAATTTTGCGTCATTGTTGGTGATGCTGACGGAGCAAGAGATTGCTCTTGCTGGCTTCTTTGCGCCGTCATAGCTGGCAGTGCCGTCCGCCGCCTCGGTCAGGATGGAATACCGAAAATTGTTAAGTCCAATCTTAGCCATGTTAAACCTCCCTTGGAATAGCAAAAGATAACGTCTTATGATAGTAACCTGTGTCAGTCTCGTACATATCCTGAGACGTGCGTGCAGGTTGCCAAACAAAGCCGTTTGCCTTAAGTCTTGTTTTGATCTCGTTAATGATATCTAAATAGTTGCCCTTGGAATAAACGTCAAAATCGTAGAAATCGACATACCCAATAAGCTCATCGTCTCCTGAGATGGAGTTTTGGGCATCCGTCTGCTGATATACCACATACGGTTCGCCATGCCCTTGATAAGTCAGAAACTTGACTGGGATCTGCTTGCCGCCCACCTCAAAATCGGCAAAGATCTGCTTGATCACCTCATTCATCCATCATCCCTCCGCTTGCCTGTCTTTGAGCCTCCAGCATTGCCCGCTCGATCTTAGACGTTGAGCCAAAGGACTTTCGCAGAAACGGATGTTTTGGGAATGGAGCTGTGGATCTGCCATACTCATAGATGTTTGCCAGAAAGTCAGCTGGAACGCCCTTTGTGGTGGTGTAGACCTGCCCGCCGCTCCTGCCACGCCTCGCAAAATACTTGCGGTTCTTGTCGGAAAAAGGAATATAGCCTGAGATGTACACCTTGGTGTTGATGCCACCGTCAGAAGGCGTTTTATAGTCTCTCGTAAGCTTTACCTTGTCCCTTAAGAGTGGTGGTGCATTGGCTCGGATGTTGTCCGCCACGACCTCTGCACCCGCTTTGGTCATTGCGGCAAAGATCTCGTCCAGATTGCGCTCCAATTTCTTGATCTGCTTGATCTCAGCGTCTGGAAGATTGACCAAAAACCTTGCCATTAATGAGTCACCTCCTTAGCCTGAATCTCAAGCTCAATGCCCTGCTCATCCACGTTATTGAGATACTCAATGGTGTACGTTTTGCCTCGGAACACGATCAGCATATCTCGATTGATCTCCGTCTTCGGGAATCGGATTGTGAAATTGGTATACGCCTGTTCAAAATCCGACCCGTTGCGGATCAGCGTCATGCCTCGTGTTGTCTTGACTGCGGCATACGGCTGGAGCACAATCGTCTTCTCCTCGTGCTGGAATCCGTGATCGTCTTCCACGATCACCGTCCGATAGATTGTGATCTTGTGCTTGTACTTGCCCGCATTAATCATGCCATCACCCTCGGTAAAAGATTGACAGAGTGCAGATCCATGATAGACTCGACCACCCGATTAACGTTGGCTTTATCAACATAGAGTGTCCTGTTGTCAAACATGTCCTGACAAAGAACCAACGCCACGATCACGAGATCCTGATAGTTGTCCAGCTCTTCCAGCGACCTGCCCGTATAGCTTGAGATATACGCTTTGGCTACACCGATCATCGTCTTGAGCGTGTTGGCATCCTCAGCGTCCATAGCGTCAGAGGGATTGAGATATTCCCATACATCCTCAGCTCTGATCTCGCTGACTTTTGTGATCTGATTCATTTAGTTACCTCCTTTCGGAGTGCCATACAATACATCCAGCTCACTTTATTGGCTCATCTCCATCGGAAATATCTATTGGTTCTTCTCTGCTGTCAGTCTCGCTCAACCAAAATGCCTTCCATGTATATGTTCCTTCTTTCCATGCCACTCCAGAGCTTGCGGTGATAACAAAACCCTCTCCCGTAACTCGACCCGCAAGGTCTCCACGTTCATGAAACAAATTTGACGAATATGCCTCAAGAGTTGGATTCGCAGTCGCCGTCTTCCTGATGTAGTTCAACACGCCGTCCACGTGATATCCGTAAGTACTTGATGACTGCGGCAAAGTATCCCATTGCATTATTGATGCAAGGTTAGCAACGCTGTAGACAAATATTCCGTTTTTTTCCTCTGCAAACGTATCTCTATAGGATTCCCTTGAGACAACCAGAAAATTTGGAGATGCCTCATGATGCCCAGCAAAACGGCACTCATATGTATCGCCTGATGCCAATTCGCTCTCAAAGGTGAACGTCCCTTCCTCAAATGTAAACGATCCACCGCCGCCATCATACTTTTCTGCAATGCCGTCAGCAATGAGAGACCGCCCGACAGCGTCAGGCACATCTGCCACAGTCCCATAGGCGATGCTCATCAAGTCTCCCGTCTCAGGATCTCGGATGGCAATCGCCTGTAATGCTTTGATAATCATTTACTCGCCTCCCTCATTATTCTGTCGTCTGGGCTACGCCTATGGTAAGAACCTGCTCGGTTGATACGGTATTCGTTTGAACAAATATCAACGCCATGCGTGTGCTTGAGACTGCTACAGTCTCGGTGCAGAACATGCGATAAATATCGCCACTGACGCTAAGCTGAACAGTATTGCTCCCGCTCCCAAAGTCAACCCATAATGCAGTCTTAATATATCCACTATTGGTGACTGGCGTTAAAATCTTTACGCTCTTCCCGTTATCGATAAACCTATCAGTGGCAAGGATTTTGTTATTCAATCCACCGCCGCAATTGCCGACCGTGATCTGCTTGCCCGTGTTATTAACGATAGTAAGCTCCGCAAACACTGGAGAAAACGGCACGGAAACATATGCTTCAGCTTTGTCCTTTACATCATAAGTACCGTTTTCGTAAATATCAATTTTCCCATAAATCTGTGCGCTGACGTTGACATCTACCGCCGCAAATTCTCTAACATCGTATTCGCCGTTGTTAGTTATTGGAAACGTTCCCGTTGGATACACTGGAGTAAGCTCGCCAGCGATCTCCATGGTGTGCTCATTTGTGTCTGGGACGGCTATTGACATTTGAGTCCCGTCCACCACCATCACCGCAAACGGATATGTCGAAAAAACGGGCATCTGCGTATCCGCATCGATCTCGCCAAACATCAAGCCGCCATGAAAACTCTGCCCAACCATTTCATAAGTCTGCCCGTCATATCTAACAGTAATGGTATTTGGGATATTATTATCAGACTCGGTGCCATAGAAATAAATCCCATCTTCACCGTCAGATGCCGCAAATGTACCAGACCAAAGAGTCACAACCTGCGACCCGCCTCCGCCCTCATACCGTTCGGCAATGCCGTCAGCAATGAGAGACTGCCCGATCTCGTCAGGAACATCAGCAACCGTGCCATATGCGATTGATGTAAGATCTCCAGTCTCAGTGTTGCGGATCACGATGCTCTGTAATGCCTTAATCTGCATCTCGTCCTCCCCTCTTTCTCTTTGGCTTGATCTCCTCGATGTAGCCCGCCTTGAGCAAATCGGCGGCAAGAGCAAGATCAGGGATTTCCCTGATCTCACCCTCCATCATGTTGATCTTCAGCCCAGAAAAGGATACTTTCGCTTTGTAAGCCATGATTAAGCCATCGTCAGCACGGCAATCTGCTGTTCATCAATGACCTTGGAATCGAACTCGAACCAGCCGATCACGCCGACCGCATGCTCATCCGCATACTTCTCACGGAGAACCTCGATGTTAATGTTCTCGTTAAACTTCGTAGCAAGACCAGCCATGTCACCGTAGTAGATAACTCTCTTGCCAGAATCGATGTCAGGCATGTTGTCGGAAACGAACACAGGCTTGCCCAGCAGGGAAGTGCCGAACGGAGTGCTGATATCGTCATTGAGCATGTAGATGCCAGTGTTCGCCTTGAGCGTTCTCAGTGCGGTTCTCGTGGACGGGCTCATGATCCAAATAGCGTTCTGCTGGAATTCGTCCTTGATGCTGTCGTGGAGCTTGACCACCTCGTCAGCAGTGATTGCGTTCGCAGAGGCGGCAGTGATGCCGTTGGTCAGAGTGCTCAGACCCTCAACCTTGCCCTCAGTGCCGATCAACAGCTCGTGCTCGATGAATCTCTTGATAGAATAGGACATTTCATCAACGATGAAGCCCACGATATCAAAATTCACATTGTTGATCAGGGATCTGCTGATCTTGGTCAGGCATCCAGCAAGGAATCCGCTCAGGCTAATGGTAGCAAAAGAGCCGCTCGTGCTGGACAGCGGAGTAAACTCGTCCTGATAAGCAACAGTGATCTTCTGTGCATCCGCTGGATAATACGGCACTTCCAGCTTTCCCTTCACGTTATACTTCTGGGATCTCTCAAGGACTGGGCACAGATCATAGACACGCTTGATGATCCGATTGACAATCGTCTCAGGGATCAGCGCACCACCCAGACCAATTCCAGTGCCCTCAGTGGCTGGAGTAAGCTCACCAGCTCTCTCGTGGATCACTCTGCCTCTGACATAGTTTTCAAAGGCTCTCTCTTCCATCATT